CGGCTTAAGACGTTAACCCCTATTGCTAGGAAGTTAATGTGTCGAGTAATACCAATTACTCGGCTCCCCACGTCCACTTTACGAAGCAACGGCGTGGCACCGTGAAGACACCAGGTATCTTCTCACTGCTCCCTTGGCTTGTACGCCGAAGGAGCTCTGCCCATCCCTCCCACGTCACTTTAGAGTGGCGTGCTTGGATAGTGGGCCCAAATACCTCAGCTCGATGCACTTTCCGTGAAAAACGGTAGCGCAAACGGCGTAGGCGATTGAGCTCACGAGCAGATTTCGTGATACCGAGACTACTAGGGGACCAGCCGAGAAGGCTAGTCCTTTTCTCCTGTACTATCTCTCCAATTGTAGAGAGGTTGCAGGTTAACGACGCATCAGAGAGAAATGGGAGTTCTCCAAAAAGGAGTTCCACATATTTCTGAATGAGTCGCGCAGTCTTAACATACCCTAAACACCCAATAGAGTTAGCATAGCTAACCCAGGATGCAAGGGCATTGGCGTCTTTATTCGAACGACACCACCTGATACGAAAACGTACAGGTGTGACATCGGCGCCTTGGAAGGCGTCGCACCCACAGGATTCGCGAAAGCGAATCCTGCCAGTACAGCATTTCGCTGCGTTGAACAGTAGTCCAACGTTAGAGAAATGACGCACTACACACTCTTTCGCAAGAGGGTGTAAGATGATGTCGTCGCCATACACATAGACCCACTCTCGAGCTTGTGAAAGCTTGAGACCGAGGTCTTTGCATATAGAGCAGATCGCAAGTACGAAGAATACTAGAGCCTCAACGGGAAAGCATAATGCTGATCCCATGGGGGCGTACTTCTTCAAACGTACTACATTACCATTCGGCAGCCGCGTACAAGTGCTACGGGAAGCAATTAGCTTCCTATAGCACTCGCACCCTGAGAATAGCCTTTCGACTAAGCTCAGAGAAACGCGGTCACTAGCGTCCTTTAGATCCAGCGTGTACCAATTGGCACCCGCAGAAGCCTCAAGAGCTAAACGCCGGTTAACTCGTTGACACGTAAAATTTACGTGCCCCTTTGTTAACCAGTGTCGCTCTAACAGCTTCACTAAAGGATTCATTATTCCCTGCTGAATCCACTGGATAGCCAGTGGTTCGCAGGATATCAACCGTGGGCCACGGGAGTCCTTAGGGACAAGCACTACTTTGGCAGTAGGCTCATCCTCGAGGGTTAATCCCATATCCCACAAATGATAATCGTCGCAAAGACCGTTCGCACCAGAAACAAAGTACTCATAAAATGGGTACTCGGCTTCTAGTGAGCGATACATATGCGAGAAGTAGGCTTTTGATGGCCCCTTCTCGCCTGTTGCGACAGCACCGGGTCCATGACGTGGTTGGATATCCACGGCAGTAAACCCAGCGAGAAGCCTGGAAATTACTTTCCGAGCTTCCATAATAATGAAATGAGATGGATTATCTTTACCAATTTCTGGTAAAGACTGGTCCGTCTCAACGAATGACGCGAGGACTTCTTCCGAGGTCTTCTTGTCATATGGTAACTCCAGTTTGTACCAAAGGTAACAAACTTGGCGAATCTCTCTACACGACTGCTTCAGTACAGCCAAGTCTTCAGGAAGAAGGCTTGGGGCACCATCCATTAGGTAACTGAAAAGGTTACCTGTGGCGTCAAAGAACAACTGAAATCTCTCGCTTAGAAAGCAAGGGATCGGACCGGAACCAAAAAGCTCCGGCACTATCAGTTGACCATCCGTGGCAAGGGCCTTGTCAAAGGCCTTACCCAGACTAGGAAGGGTCTGAGTTAAAAACTCAATCCCTTCTTGTTCTAGAGATGTCTCAAAAAATGAGAAATCTCTTGCGCTCCCCGACTCACAGTCGTGTGCTAAAACCTCGGAGATGAGGGTCTTAGCAACGTCCTTATAAAAGGACTCTTCAATGTTGCTGTTCATATATATGACGGCTTCAAGGAAGAGAATGCTAAAACCCCAATCTACCGAGGGCTTCACCAAGACACTCCCTACACGAATCTGGCAAGAGGTTTAACTCTCGCCATTCAGGATTCGTGTAAGAGCGGCGACGCCGAAGTCTTTGTCTGCCGAGGTTGAATCCCCGTCAAACATCAACAGGCGTACGAAAGCGCAAAGCATATCAATGCAAGCGCTTTTGCCACTGTCACCGTTCGCGCGTGGAAGCACGAAGGTGATAAGAGTCGATGCAGTCACATCACCTACGTCATCGCCTCCGTCATAAACGGAGTCGAAACGTAGGTTGACGCGGTCCACAACGGTACCCGGCTGTTCTTTCGTCTGGATCGTTCCAATCAGCACTTTGGCTGACGAGACATCCTGAAGGAAGTTGGCACTGTTACCATCGCTGGTAACAGTGACAGCACGAGTACTACGTCCACCGTCAAGGTTCACGAGCGCTGCGTTAGCGACCACAGGGTCGCTATCCGTATTGCAAGTGAGCGCAAAACTAGTGGACAGGCTCCGAAACGGGATTGGGTCAGATAACATTCTGCTCCTCCTGTTACGGTAACGGGAATTACTTCCCGCACCTGTGGTAATACACCGCAATTCCACCCATGAAATGGGTGGCAGTGTAGGATTGATAGGTCAATCCGGCCGAGCATTACGAGGAATGCGCTGGTTCAACAAGGAAGCTCCCGTAAGGAAGCGAAACATGTTGAGACCAGAAGCATTTCGCAATACTTTTCCGAGTCTAGGCATCTGGGGAGGTTTAAACCTCTCACGATGATAGACTTTGACGCGGGTGACAGCGATATCGATGTCACGACGTGTAGGAGGGTATGTTGCAGACACACCATCCTGGCTCGAAAGAACGTTTCGAGCGGTGTGGACTAATGTAGCCCTATAGTCGATACTCTCGCAGTAATCGACTACCTGCAGGTTACAATGCTCAAACCGCGGTCGGTGGCGATGCACCCACTCCCCAACAGGTAGAAACCAATCTACCACGAAGGAGAACGGTATAACATCCCACACGGCGGCGGGGTCTAAGACCCCCGATAGGTCGGAAAAAGCCTTAAGCTTATCCAACCACGTGAGCAGCTCAGGACATATCACTTTGTACCATAGGGTACGGTGAAAGTCCATCCGATCAATCTTCTCGAACATGTCGACAAGCACCGACCCCCCGTAAAACGGGGGGAAGATGCCGTAGGCCTGCTCGTGATTGACACGGTCGGGTATATCAAGAAGCTTCAGCAGATCAGTTGTCTGATGCCACCGAAATTGCTTCTTGTTTAATTCCCGAAGGGCAAAGACAAGGCGTGTGAACCGAGTAATTAGCTCGACTGCACCCACCAAATCAGCTTGCGTAGGTAAAACGCCGAAGATATATCCCAGGTGTAAATCTGAGATTTGCTTCAGCGTTAAGGCCTTATCACGGGTACTCATTCGCAGTATTCTCTTACGAGAATGCCGCATAATGGGTATTAGCGACTTAACCATCCTAGGCAGGTCAATCAGATCTACCAACACATACCAAATAGAGAAATCCGTATCAAACGGATCTCTGTTCAATAGTATGGAGGTTGGTAGGCGAGGATCTGCGAACTGTTTCTTGAAACGCTTGTACAACGTATCATAATACAATGTACGCGCGTTAGCAAGACCCGGCTGCATCATCGAATAACACGAATCGACAGCATAGTAGCTGTCCAAATCAGTGTCTCCACTTGCCCATATGAACGGGTAAGTAGCGGAGGGATCGGGGTTGTAAAACCTCGTATTCTCCTGCCAGTGATGACACGGCTTAACTGATCCGAAGCGTTTAACCGAATCGACCATAAGGTCGGTTTGGTACTCTCGGAAGTTATCACCAGGGTAGTACTGTTGCAATCCGTGAGTGTCCCCAAAAGGGACAATCGCGAATCCTTCCAGATGGAAGGGGCATTGGTACAGTGTATCGTAGCGATTAAAGCTACTCAACACCCTGGTGCGAGTTCGTGTAGTGTCTTTGGTCATAAAGCACGCTCCCCTGTAGTGGGG